ATGTCCATAGACTCGGTGAGCCAACGGTTAGTGTTGTCAAGAAGAACAGCAGTAGTAAGAGCGGTGTTGCTAGACATGGTCTTACCTTCAAAGTTTTTAGCTACATAAGCCTCAGCAACCTTAAGCTGACGGCTATATGTTTCAAGAAGATTTTGTCTCATAATTTTACCTCTTTTAATTTAATTTTTATTTAAAATTTTGTTTTTTTGAGCTTATAGTTTATTACTTCAATCCAGCGAGCTCATAAAGGCTGGAAAGGTCGTCATCTTCGTATTCAGAAGTCTTATTTGAAACAGACTCTGTTATACGAGCAGAGACCTTAGTCCTTCCGCTGAATGGAAGTCTACTAAACGTATTAGTAGAATCAAGAATTTTGTTACAAACAGCATCAACATCTGCAAGAGTATAGCTTTCATTGAGGCGGCTTGTGATTTCAGAAGGTTTAACACCAAGCATACTTGCTTTAGACTCAATGTATTTAGTAAGAGTTTCAATAAAGCGAGCTTTATACTTCTTAGCTAAATTTGTTCTTTCTTCAAGCTTTTCAGTATACTGCTTTGTTTGACCTTCAAGTTTAGCTTCAAGAGCTTCAGATCTCTTGGTAAGTCTAGACACTTCTTCATTCAAGCGTCTTTCGTTAGCCTTATTACCTTCAATGCTCTCTTTTAGCTGTTGTGCCTTGTTAACTTTTTCATTTAATGCTTTTACATTGTTTTGAGCTTGTGTTAATTGCTCGGTTAGCTCTTTTACTTTAGATTGCAGCTCAGGAACTTTCGCGGCTTCCGCACTAGTTGTTCTAAATGCAGTTCTGTACCTATTTAGTTTTTCTTGTAATTCCTTTTCTTTGGCATCGCCAACTGATTTAGCTTTACGCAAATCACTAATTTCGGTTTCCAAAGCTTCTTTCTGTCTAATCATTTCTTTTAAGCTTTCGATTACTTCTTCATCTCCGGCATCTTCGGCTGACTGATCAGTATCTTCGGGCTCATCAGAATTTTCAACAGAAATTTCTTCGTCTTCAGATTGAGCTTCTATATTTGAATCTGTGTCATCTGAACTTATTTCAGCTTCTTCACAGTTAACACCTACTACTAAGATATTAGCGTCTTCGTCTACAAAAGTTTCAAGTTTGTCGATATTATATTCCTTACCATCTATTTCAATGGGTTCAAACTGCACTTCTGTATTATCATCGTACTCTTGTAGCTGCTCGATAGCGTCAGCAACAGTATTTACTGTAACTTCTTCAGCACTATCAACATCTACAATAACCTCTTCTGGTTCTTCAGTAGCTTCTTCAGGAACCTCTTCGATAACTTCTGATTCTGTGGTGTCTTCGGACTCGGCTTCTATCTCATCAGAGGTTTCTTCCTCATCCTCGGCCTCAGCGTCTTCAGTTAAAAGATTAGGGTCTTCTTCAGGGTCCCAGGGAATCTCGTCCACAGATAGTCTCTTTTCAACAAGTTCTTCCTTAGCTTCCTCAGAAGTTTCAATATCGATAGCTAAGTTTTCAAGAGTTTCTTTCATAATTGCTTTATCCTCTTCACTGGCCTTATTTATAGACTCAGTAAGAGCCTTTTTAAGATTAACTGCGTTTTTATCTAAAGATTCACACATTACGCCTCTAGCTCTTTTTACTGCTGGAATTGCAACGCAATCGAAGGTCTCTAGATAGAAGGTATCAGGATCAACGTCGTTATTTGGCATTACATCACCAGAACCTCTGGAAGAAACACCGGGAACAAATCCATAATCACAAAGTGTTTTCAGAATTCTACCATTTGGTGTATCTAGAATATCAACGCAAGCACAAAGGTCGCCATCAATAATCTTAGGCATTTCAGGAATACAGGCACATACCTTAGACATATCCGTCTCTTCTCTATCCTGTGGGTGGCCAAGTTCAAGGAACAAGCATTTATTAGCAATTTTCTCGTGGAAGAGCTCATCATTTAATGCTTTTTCCCAAAGCTCTCTATTATAACGTCTACCGTTACGAGTACTCTCGTTACAGGTTGCAATAGGACCGTACCATCTACCTAAAATATGACGACTAGCCTTTTCTTCTTCTGTAAGAGGCTGCATTTTTAATGCCTCTAGTATTTCATTACTTTTAGTCATTTTTATTTTTACTTAGCCTCCTTTTCATAGAAGTTTTTAATCTAAATAATTTAGCTAATAATTTATCAACTTATTAAAAATTATTCAGCAGGATCTTCTACAGGAGTTTCGTCGTCAACAACAGGCTCTTCTACTACCGGCTCTTCATTTACAGCCTCAGGCTCACTGCCAGCGTCAACTTCAGTTTCAACGAATACTTTATCAAAACCTGCAAAGCAGAAGTCACCTTCAGCAGGAATACCTGTCTTACTTCCGTAGAACTTGCCAGCCTTCTCATAAATAAGCTTATACTCGCCAGCGGTAGCTCTTAAAATTTCCTCTGCATCTGCAAAAGCGCCAGTCTTAGAAGCATAGAAAATGTGCTCACCATTAACAGCCTTGTCATAAATTACCTTATAACCATTTTTTAGTTCCATTATAGTTATCTCCTTAGTTTTGTAATAAATCGATTTTGTATTTTAGACTGTTGTCTAATCAAATAATTTAGCTAATTATTTTTTAGCAGTTAAAGTTTATTGCGTTGCAGTTATAAAAATAAAAAAATTAAACCGTGGTCTAATAAAACCACAGTTTAATCTAAAGTATATTTTATACTAAAGCTTCTCTACGACCGCTGATGTGCTCAAGCACAAGTAAATCGGTTTTAATTAGCTTAAGAAGCGCTAGACACTGATCCATGAGCCCGGTAGCATAGTAGCTATTAAGCACCCTAGTAATTTCTTCAGCTCGTACTTCACGCTGAAAGATTTCTTTGTTCGTGGGAAGCTTCTTACTATATAAAGTAATTTGTACTAGTAAGCAAGCTAGGGTAGTAATAACTTCTTCGGGGTCTGAAACTTCTTTTACAATATTATGATATAAGGGCGATTTCTTATCGTTGTGCTTTTTTCTAAGCATTTCGTAGAAATTGGCTACCTCAATGCCTTTATTATCCAGAATAAACTTTAATACTTCGTGAGAGACTTCTTTTGAAGTGATAAGCTTTTTCATTATAGGGTTAATATCTAAACCTCTGTCTTCAAGTGCGACCAAAACTGTCATTAAGTCTGATTTATTTATCATTTTGTTTTACCTTTCAAAATTAACTATCAATTATTTTCTGAAAAATCTTTTTCTGCATCTAATTCAACAGGAGAAGGAAGGTCGTCTTCTGTCAAGATTGTTGATACTTCAGTGTTTAAAACTTCTTGATCTTCTGTTAAGAACTCACTGCCACCGTTTGTGTTAAATGACTCAAGGTCTGCGAGTGTACCAAGGTCTAGGTCTTCAGTATCATTGGTTTCATCTGCAGGCTCACTTGGGGTTTCTGTAGCGGTGACGTCAGTTCCTTCGAGTGCTGCTTCTTCTGCAGCCTTTGCTTCAGCTTCTTCTATCGCTTTTATTTCTGCGTCAATCTCGGTAAAGATGCTATCACCATAATTGAGTCCACCGAGCAATGTCTTAAGAATCCTTAGGCGACGAGCCTTATCTTCAATATCAGTAAACAAACCTTGAATGCTACTTATAGCGTTAATTTTATTAGATAGGTCAGACCTATAGTCAATCTCTTCTTGTGTCAGCGGCGCCTTCATTTTAAGCGTGAAGTTATTTAGATAGCTTTTAAGACCTCTATTTAATAGAAATAGATTAATTGCATCGGTAACCATTTGAATAAGCGCGTTTTGAACTCTTTTGACGCCTTTAGCAAACTCACTTGATATAATTGCTAGAGACGAGCCTCCATTAAATCCTGCTGCATCGTCTGTCCATCCATAATACTGTTTGGGCACACCATATGCGGAATAAAACTTATTATTCCAATAGTCAAGGTCAGCAAGATTTTTTACATCAACATCACCGCCTACAGCCTCTACAGTAATATTGCCTTTACCTTCATGAGTAGCAAAGTAGATATTATTTTCAATAGGTCCGGGGTTATTGTACTCGTTCATGGAAGTTCCGGTATTGAGCGCACTTTTTTGCTCCATCATCTCTTTTACTCTGTGTAAAGTCTGCTTTACTTGCTCTTTTGGCATGTCACCAACTTCGACACCTACCTTACGAACAATACTTGAGCGAGTAATTCTGTTTAGAAGCGCTGCCTGTTCGAGTAGTGACCTTTCTCGCCAAACTTTATAGTTGTCGTATAAAAGAGATTTACCTCTTCTAACTTTATAAATCTGACTCTTGGTGCCCTCAGGGTCTATAAATAACTCAACAGTTTCGGGATATCTTGTGAAGTTATCTTCGAGACAGCCGTGTACAAAATCGTCTGCTTGCCAAACAATAACGTCAGCAGACTTCATTTTAAAGTTATATGTGCCAGTCATAGACTGCCCGCCAAATAAAGTAGAAGTTGCATCAAGGCCTATGTCTTCATTAGGTGTTTCTACATAACCATAAGTTTTACCGAATTTACCTAGTTCGAACATTGTGCCTGGGTCATCTACCTGCTCCACATAGAAGCTGTATGGGTCATGATTAGCATGTAGGCGTAGTTTAACCGCCTCATCTAGCTTTTCTTCACTTGCGTAGTCTTCGTTTAGCCGACCTCGTGTAGAATTAACCATATCTACATTATCAGCTTTAAATAAATCATCGGCGTAGTCTGATTCTCTGAATAGCCTTAAATATATATCACCATATTTGCAGATACTGTACGCCCAGCCATACATATTTTTATCGGCATTCATAACATTAAGTATGTAATTGATAAATTTACTTGTATTTGGGTCAGTAGACTCGCACCAGATAACGTGGCCATTATCTGCAGGCTCACAGGCATTCTCTGCATAGGTTTTAAGTATTGCTGAAACGGCTGAATCTTGCGCCATAGTGTCGATAAGTTGATATATTTGGTCGCGAGAGTTAGATATACTTGTAAAATTTTCTAATTTGGCAATATCTAGCTGGCTGCTTAGCCCAGCCTCTATGATATTATCAATTAATATTTTTTTAGTATCTATATCAAGAGTAGTAGTATTATCAAGCGTTATTGGCTGTGTTTGACTTCCTATTAAGGTACTAGGGGCCTGCTTGGGTTTAACGTACTTATTTTCTTCTGCCATAATCTATGGTCTCCTTTATAAAATCATAAAATTATTATACCGTTCATAATTTCTTGGTATGATTCATATTCTTGTTTTTTCTGATAATTTATAGCTTCGTCGGCTACTTGCGTATCCCAATAAATTTTAGTAAGCTCTTCTTGAAATTCTGCTATTATTTGATGCTTTCTATATTCATCTGACGCCTCAGCATTAACATCTAAGGCAGTCCCTAAATTCTCGCCATAATCATAAGAATATTCTTCTGCAAACTGACTTGCGGTATAAAGTGAACCACATAATGCGTCTGCTTGGTCTTTACTTCCACTTTTCGGGTGGTCCACATGCCCATCAGATAATCTTTCTAGATTAGTTATTTCTTCTGTCAGTAGGTCACATCTGCGATATAGTGTTAAATGTCGCTCGTAGATAGCTGTTTTAAAGAAAGCATATGGCTTACACACTCTAGCAGGTCGTCCGTTTTCAGTGCCAATAGTGTCAACTCGGTCTACCGAGAGGATCTGTGTTTTAAATCCATCAGCAGTGAGTGATTGTGCCATATTAGCCGACTGATAAGTATCCATGCTTACGCATTTTATAGCAAAGCCTCTATCACGAAGCCATCTTATGAAATTTCTGGTTTTTTCAAAACTTACTTGATAGCCTTTTGGTGCTTTTACTGATACGGAAAATGCCGCCTTAAAGTCTAATTCTCTTCCTGTGTTTTCTTCGCCTACAACGCCTGGACGCTTACCTGTAATCCAAGTACCTGCAATACCAGTTTTGTCTCCTGAGAGCGACATATCTAGATGAATAAACAAAGGGCGAGCTAGATCTCTCGGGTTAATTTGAGATATATCAAAGAAATTAGAATATTGTACTATATCGTCTGGTGCATTACCGACTTCAATAATATCTTTAATGAATGGATTTTTGTATTCATCTGTTTTTATTTGATTAAGTCTAATACCTGAGATATATTTAGTAGAGTTAGAAGTAGAAATGCCCGCATTATCCGTTAGAGCCAGGTCTATGTTATCTTCAAAAGCTTCTCGATAAATTGGAGGAACTTTTAACATGAAGTAACCTTTTTCTCTATAAGCATTTACTTCTTCTTCGGTCGCTCCGACTGGAAGTAGTTCGTGCGCTAGGAACTTATTTCCGACGGCAACATAAAAGCTTCCAGGGTCATCAGGTGAACCTTTATCATTCCTAACAACCCACTGAGGCTCATCAACAATGAGAGTAGTTTTACTTTCGTTTTGACGCTTCATCTCAATATAAGATTCCATAAATGCTTGTTCAGAATCTTTTGAGGAAGCTATTATATTCATAGTTGGAAGATATGTGCCTTTACCAAAACGAGAAATCATACGGGCATCGATCTGAGAAATCATTTTCTTAAGCTTTGCTTTTTGTTTCTCTACGTTATTACCGACACCAAAGTTAACTTCATCTGAGAAGTTAGAAAATAGTGCACGACCAACTACGTGTCTATTACTAGAACCAAATACAAGCTCAATACCTTTTGGAGGTTGCCATTGTGGGTTTGTTCTGCTGGCATTCATATTTCCACGTTCCATGAACCAGTCAGAGCTCTGTAGCAACTGCTGCATCTTGTCCCAACCAACACCTTGGGCAGCTTCCAATGTTACGTTTAACATAGAGAATGTAATTTTATCGATAGGCTGTAAGCCATAATAGGTGTATGGGTCTTTTAAACACAACATGCGATATAGTAAATATAACTGACAAACAACAGCAATAAAAGATTTACCAAGACCGATAGAACCAGTAAGAATTACTGTGTTATATCGAGTTGTAATATTGTCTGGAAAAATTTCTTTTAGTTTCTCTATCCAGTATGGGAAAACTGTGCATTTACGTTCTCCCGTGAATTCATCTTTGATATAAAGGCCTCGGCCTAAATATCGTTCATCAGAAATAAATGTCATTATATCTACGGGAATCTCTTCAAAGTCGGAATACTTTAATTCTTCCAACAACTCAGAAAATCCTTCTTGGGAGTATTCTTTCAGTATTTCTAGCGCAAGTACTCGTTCTTCTGGAGATAAACTGTCAAGTATTTTTAAATCTATTTCGTTTGACATCATCAATTCGAAAAATCTCCTATATATTTCTATACTATATATTATACGATATTATTTTTTATCTTCTATTTCCTCAACAGGCTCTTCAGAAGCTTCATCAGGCTCTTCCTTGTTTTTCTTATCACCGGGGCCTGTACTAGTGACAGGATTTTTATTGGAGCCTTTTTTAAACTTACCTCTATTACGGGCCCAGTCATTAACAACGTCGATAAGGTCTTTACCAGACTCAAGATCTTCATTATCTTCTACAATACCATTTTGATCGGCTTCGTCTGCAGGAACACCATAAAGCTTAGGAAAAACGAGTTTTAGAAAAGCATCAGGTTTTTTCTCAGACAGATAATGACAGTAGTTATTTATTACTGATGCTACTTTCATCATCCAGCTTCCATTTGACAATACACATAAAACATGCTTACAGCCTCTGCCCTTATCATCATTTGGGTTGACTATTCCTTTTCCAGGTCCAGGATCCTTTGAAGAGTCATCTACGGATACATTAGCAACTATTAAGTGGTGGGCGAATCTATACTTAAAATCAGGGCAAGTGCATTTTACGTAGACGTCAGAAGTGTTAAAAACTTTAGTCAATGCTTGAATAATTGCTTTAAACTCAAATTTATTTTGATTATTTTTAATATTTTTCTGAAGTTCAGCTACAACGCCCTCAAGCTTTATTGTAACAGTATACTCATCAGTTTCGCCGACTACTGGAATGTTTACCTTAAGTATATCACTTTTCCAGAAATCATTCATGTTAATTTCGTTATAAGATTTTACGGCGTTAGCTACTTTAGAATACTTCTTGCGCTCCATGCGTGTTTTGCCACGAGAGATATCCTTATATCGTCCAACATTTCTAGACTGAGCTATAAGTTGATTTCTTGTAGCTTCATCCAGCTTATATAATTCTATTAAGCATTGCTCCTGTAGAGTTTGCCTTTTCATATAGCTCTTTGTCCTTTCAAGTTTGTTTACGTATAATTTAGCAAATGCTTTTATACTCCGAGAAGTTTTGACCAAGTCTTAGCTCCGCAGCAGCCATCTACGATAAGTTCTTTATCTTTTTGAAAACTTTTTAATGCTTGAACCGTATTATTACCAAAGTCGCCATCAGCTCCGGCCTTACCGCAGGAGTAGCCATATCCGATAAGTAAGGTTTGTAGAGCTTTAACAGTATCGCTTTTCATATTTAAAAATAGTAAAGGTAATTCAACTTTCATAGTCTTATTACTTATATTAAAATATTTTGCAATAACATTGGCTTCAGCTTTAGCCAGGTTCTCAAGGTTTGAATCTACCATTAGCCATTTTGTGGCTTTCGTATTTGTATGAAAGCTGTGCTCCAGTATTATTCCGGGTACACCCACAGAAACTGCTCCGTTAATAACACTATAATAATCCCAATTACCTTTTTCTGATTTTTTTGAAACAGCTCGTCCACTTTGTTTAGTTTCCATTACTTGCTCAATACATCTCGCTAATTCCGCACCGAGTTTATCAGCACTTCCATTAATAGGTACGAAAGCTACCGGATAGTCTACAGATTCTTTAGTTGCTGCGTTGGAATGAATAGATAGAAATAAATCACAGCCTTTGGCTGTTTTACCTCTTGCAGTTAATTTCATATCATTTTTCTGCTTTGTACGAGTTGTAGTTACTTCAATACCATAGGCTTCTAAATATTTCTTTAACTTTAGGTGTAGCTTCCAAGCCATATCTGACTCATAGTATTTTGAATTAACTGGGCTTTGGTTATATTTACCATAGTGACCAGCATCTAAACAGACTTTTATTTTTGTCATTATATCACATCTCCTTTTATAAAAGAAAATACCTGATCCCATTTTTATGAGATCAGATACTTTAATTATTTAATTTTAATCAGGCCAGTTTATTTTGCCTCTAATATTATAATACTTAGCAGGCATTTGCCCTGGAGCCATTATCATTTTACTGAAATCAAGTTTGCCGCTTTCAGAGCTATATACCTCTTCGACGAAATCGAGTGCTTTAAGAGCTCTTACAGCTCTGTCTATCTCGGAAGCTTTTAGATTATAGATGAAGAACATTCCATTATCTTGAATAATTGGCTGAGTGCCTGCAGCTCGAGCAATTTGAATTTCAATATTTCGTCTAGCCTTAGCACTTAATTGCTCTTCAAGAGAAAGTCTTTTAGAAGTAAGCTCATTTCTATAGTCTTTTAGTTGATCAAGATAGCCTTTGTTTCTAAGCTCCTTAAACGCAAGGTTTTCGATAGCATATTCGCCTTTAGCAACGCCCTTCTTACGAAGTTTCTCGTAAATATCTTCGAGCATCTTAACAACTTTTTTCTCATCATCAAGCTTGTCTGCTTTTATATCATCAATAAGCTTCTTACACTTTTCTTCCCACTCATCGACAAGCTTATTAAGTGCCTCTTTATCGTATTCTGGAATCTCTTCTTGTATTGGCTTTTTGATCCATTTATTTTTCTTTACGGAATAAACTCCATTGCTCACCCTTGCACTATCTTCAGTTTCTACAAAAATCTCAAGTGGAATATCATAAAGAGTTATATCTAAATTTTTATTAAAGATACTTCTATATGCACTGTATATTGCTGCTCCAAGGTCTGCCGGGTAATCAACAGCTTTAGTATTTGCAAGTATGTGAAGGTCTATATCACTATCTTTTGTATAGTTGTAACTAGCATTAGACCCAATAAATAAAATGTCGTCAACTTTTATTTTAATATCTTGCTCTTTTAGGTCATCTAAGAAAGTATCAACGATTTCTAGCATTTTATCGCGTACTTTATCTTTTAGCATTTCTTCTTTTGTAAACAGTTTGCTGTTTAGGGAATCGTGCTTTTCGATTGCTTCCGTCAGCTTAATTTTACCTTCAGCTTGTACTAACTCTACTGTAGTTGAAATTAGTTGAGCATTAGCTGGTTGTTGCCAAACTTGCTTAGCCATTTCTTGAAGCTCACCTGTGGTATACCCCCAGTTTTTTATGGTGCGCTTTAACTGGTCAATAAGTTCCTGCCAGCCGATTGCCACTGCAATAATAAAGTATCTTAGTGCATCATCGGCTCTTGCATTTGGTACTTTTTTGCCTTTGCTCTTCGCCGAAGCCACAGACTTATCGTGTTTGGCTTTACTACAATTATAAGCAATACCCCATGGGGTTAGATTAAAGTTCTTTTTATTCCAGATATCTCTGTCAGGCTTACTTTGTGCTGCTTCATAGCTCACTTTTGCCGATAAGATTTTCTCTATTTCGGGCTTTGTAGGCATAAGAATCGCCGGATCATATACTGTTGCCATATTAAGCCTCCTCTGATTGTTCAATTCTCAGTGGAATTACGAAATGAAGATTACACGAGTCACAGCATCGACCTTTGTCGGCGCTCATATATGGTTCAGGGTTATTTCCATAGCCATCAATAGATTCGCCACAAATGCAGCAAGCCTCGTGCATAGCTTCTGTTAAATTTTCACCATAAACATTGACATCGTCAAAGTCAAGATCAAAGGCATTATCAGGGTTTAGTGTAAAAATAAACACGTTTGAGCCATTAGTATTCCAATCAATTGCAGGGATACCAGCATTATCTAGACAGGTCATAAGCTCCTCAGCAGCAGCCTCGATGTCATAAGCATTATGATTTAAAGTAATAATAACTTTATCACCCATTGGCGTAAAATCAGCGCTAATAACATCATAATCACAGTTATCAAAAATACCATCTAATACTGTATTAAAAGCACCGTCTAGTGCCTCCTGGCTTTCTTCTAACTCGGTAGCTGCTGTCATACGGTCTTCGTACTCTGACTTAAACTCTTTAGAGTCATCGTTAACTTTAGCGAGTTTTTTACGTTCTTCTTCTTTTTTAATAGAAAGGTCGTAATCCATAACCTTTACGTGATTCTTATCATAAAGGATTCCATCATCATAGTAATAAATAATATCACTATTCATAAGTTTACTTACATCTTTATCGTCGCCGAGATTGTTAAGAGTGTAGACGCTACAGTTAGCATCATCAAGTTCGATAAGCGCCTTGAGTATTTCAGCCTTGTTGGAACAGAATATATTTTGTGGACGGATATAATATCTGCGTACATAGCGTTTAGCTTCAGTAAGCGATAAAGCTTCCATAAAAATTTTATTTGGATTCATTACATGACAGTCATCACAGACTTGGATAATGTCACCAACTTTGCCAGTTACAACGATTCCGTTAAAATAGTGTCCCTCTACTTTTACATTATTCCTACTTAAAGACTCTTTGTGGTCCTTTTTAAATAGAGGATCAAATCTTTTGTCAACGATTACAACTGTAACTACATCATCGCTATTATAATCTTCAAAATCAAATTCTTCCCAGCTTTCTTTTAGTTTGAGACTTTCTCCTATAGCTCCACCTTCTGAAGCTCCAGTATCAGCACCAGAATCGCCAAGGTCAGCCGTTCCCATAGCAGTATTAAATCTATCTATATTTAAGCCAATATCACCTGTGGTGTAAGTAATAGAGCTACAGGGTTTCTTACGTCTACGCTTAGCTTTTTTAGCTTCTTCAATGGGCTCTTCATCAAATTCTTCTAAAAAAAGTTTATCATTTATCATTAGGTATACTCCTTATGAAATTTATTTACAAACAAGCGACGGCCATAGCGGCGGTGAAAGGCTAAGTCCGCTTTGTTGCCACAGCCGTCGTATAATTTAGCAGAAATAAAAAGCCTCGTAAACAAATACGAAGCTTTTATTAATTATTTAATTATATAAATCATCATCTGTTAGCGGTTCACCGACAGGGTCGTCGAAGTCTACAAAGTACTCAAAGGGCTCGCTTTCCGGTTCATCAGCATCTAGCTCTGAAAAGAAATCAATATCTGGTTCATTATTAGCTTTTACGGGTTCTTCCGGAATTATTGTAAGCTTTTCCGGCACAATAACCTCAGGCTCAGCAACTTCTACAGGCTCATTAATCCTAGCAGCTTCAACTGGTTCGTTTGCAAGATTTTCTAAACAGCCAGTAAATACATAATAACTAGTAAGAAGATCTTTTAGTAGCTTTACTGTTTTAGCAGCTATCTCAGAATCAGTTTCAATACAGTCTATCTGATTTTGAATACTTTCGCTATCTTCCCAGCTTTTCGCAATCAAGTCATTTATAAAATTTTTATCTGCTTTAATTTTATCTTTAATCGTAATGCCCATTATTAAACATCTCCCTGACTAAATGAGAACTGCTGCACACCGCCACGCCCTTTGAGGTCTCTCGGGAGTCTTGGCGCGTTTTGTCCATCTCTCCAGAGATACCAGACATAGCCTGGAACGGTATATTTTAAGGCTTCTGGGCCTTCCCACCAGTCTTCCATATCGGCGTCTGTCATAATGACAACATTAGTAGCTTGCGTACTAATGATATTTTTTACAATATCATTCCAAGCTCTTGTACCACCTTCATCAAGAGCAGACTGCATATCGTTAAATACATGGTTTGAGAAGTAGTATATATTAATTTTAATCTGACCTTTTTCTTCCATATCTACTAAAGTACTAACAGCTCTCTTGCCAACTTCTATATCTTTAGGTCCCCAAGAGCCTGAACAGTCAAAATAGAAATCAATTATTGGAATTTTTCTATCTGGAAGGTCATTCTTACGCTGTCCCTGCTTTAGTACGCCTGTACCACTATAACGTCTATTAATAGCAGACCAGGTATCATCTTGTACTTCATTAGTTTGAACCTGTAAAGCAATAGCACGATATAAGCTATTTAAAAATTCTCGGAAACCTTTAAATGAGCTCGCCGCAGGCTTTTTATAGATAGCTGTTTCTTTTTCTCTAGCCTTGACAGCCTGAGTTTCCGCTCTGATTGCCGCAATATCTTCATCAGAAAGTGCTTGTTGGGTTTCTCTACTTCCAAGGTCAGCCTTAATCTCTTGGGCTCTAAGCTCACGTTCTTCATCCGTAGTAAAGGTAAGGTCAGTATCTCCAACTGCGCTTATTGCATCAAATACGCGATTTATCATTAAGTTAAATTCATCGTCTGAGATATCTTTTAAGTTTTTCTGAGCAGCCTCTACTAAGCTTTCAAGAGCTTCAATAGATTTTTCCAACTCTCTAATTAGGGCAGGAGCGACATTTCTAGTTTTAGCTTTTTCCAGTGCAGCTTTAGCCGCTGTTAAAGTGCGCTCTCTTTTTCTCACACGTGCTTCATGCTTAGATTTTATTTCTTGATCATCATAAGAATTCTTTAATTCATCGTCTAAAAACTCATCTTCATCAAATTCAAATTCATCTTCTTCAGACTCATCATCGAAGTCAACTTCGTCAGCGTCATCTTCATCAAACTCGTCTTCATCAGAATCTTCATCAGAAGCTTCATCTTCGGTTTCTTCTTCGTCCTCGTCAGAATCTTCATCGTCATCATAAGAATTCTTTAATTCATCGTCGTTAACTTCATCTGAGTCTACATTATCGTCAAGCTCGTCGCCTTCAATGTCTTCTCCGTCCTCGCCAGACTCATTGCCGCTCTGCTCGTTATCATCAGAGCCTTCCTCCTCGTCGCTAGGTTCTTCAGATGAGCCTGGAGTCTTTTTATCAGCTTCTTCGCCCTTATCCTGACCTTCAGCGTCACCTGCCTCACCGGAGTCTTCCTTAGAATCGGTCTTATCACCATTGGAGTCGCTGTCTAACGAATCATCGCCAGAGCTATTTCCATCATCCTCTAGGTCGTCTTCTGACTCGTTATGTTTAATTTGACTTAAGATGTCTTCTTCATCTTCAATTTCTATATCTTCATCACTTTCTGGTTGATTAAACTTTTGCGAAGGCTGAAGTAGGTCCGGGTCGATTTCAACATCTATCTCTTTTTCACCGGGAAGTCCAGCTCCACTCATATTGGGTGGCGGGGGCGTACGAGAGCCGAGAATCGCTTGAATAGCTTCAGCAGCACCACGCTTAGCATCTGGGTTTGTCAAGTCTATTCCAAGTGAATCTAAAATATCTTTAATATCCATCTAGTCTTTACCTTTCAATTTTGCTATTATGCATTATTTATTGCAGCTAAAACTTGGTTCAGTGTTTCATCATCATACTGCTTTTTATCTAATGCTGCTACAACTTTATTCCAAGCATCTTTATAATCTTGAGAATTAGTTTTTCTTTTTATATTAAATTTAAGTGGGTCGTAATTAATATTGCCACCAAGATTTTTTAAAACTTCGTTAGCTAACACCTTATCTTCAGGAGTATACAAAGTTGTCACTATTTCGCCAGTTCTTGGGTTTATAATATCAAACTTTTCCTGCGGGCTCGTGCCAGCGATGTCTTTTACAATGTCTAAAAGCTTTTGTTTTTCTGTATCAGTTTCAAAATCTTTAAAAGCTTCATAGACTACTGTTATTAATTTTTTATAAATATCTGCATATCTATTAAAAATCTTAGACTTTATAAATATATCTATAGGAGCACGAATACCAGAAGGCTTCATTATGTCTCTATATACTGCGATAGCTCTAGTATCAGCATCTAAGCCACTACCAGTGATATCAATAGGGTCATAGATACGCGTATTATTTTTTACTCGTGATCTCGGCTGCCAGTAAGGATCACTTCTAATATCACGATTAATCTGAATAAGCTCGTTAGAAAGTTCCTCATACATAGCTTCAAGTGGCATTTTTGCCCAATGGGCTCTATCTTCTTCTGTAATAAGTCCACCAATCTGTCTACCGTTAAGTGTCATTGCTTTGACTATCTTTTTGTCTGCATCAGTATATCGTTTATTAGAAATTTCGAAGTCTTCTATAATATTTAAAATATGATGTAAGCTGGCACTGTATCTAATATGCTCATAAGCTTCGTCTGGGTCGTTTTTGTGTAATCTTTTAAAAATGTGCATAAGACGAATTTGATGCATCATAAGATTGTGTGCGAGCTCATGACGAAGTAAAACATCAAGCTGATTAAAAATAGCTTCGCTTGTACCTAAAAAGCCATCACTAATAAATACAGTTGCTTCATCAAAAGAAATAGCTGCAGTAAAATCGGGATGTTTTTTAGAGTCTATAATATTAAAATCAAATTTCCAGAAACGTTCTGCATATTTTCTATGACCTTTATTTATTAAAAGCTGACAGAGAGCTTTTTTAACTTTTCGCTCTCCGTCAGTCATAAAGTGTCTAGTTATATCAGAAGATTCTAGTAATGCTCTATTTATTTGCATAGTCAAATCTCCTTTAGCTCATGATTAGAGCGAGAAATCAAAAGCCTTTATACGATTAAGTGCATCAGCTGCGCTAACTCTTGCAGCCTTACCTGCGTTAGAAGCGGTACTGCCAAATAAATCACTATCGATCTCTTCACCTTCTGTACCAAAAACGCTATCAAAATCATCGGAATCTGCTGGAGTTTGATTATCAGCATCTTCTGCAGGAGCCTCAGTAGCCTGCGTTGCAGGTGCACCGTTCGCTCCGGGTACTACTACTTCAGGCTCAACCCAGCTATCAAGAATATTGTGAATCATTTCCTTGTTTTTATCAAGGAACTTTGAGTAGTTATCAACCCAATTTAGAAATTTCTCTTTACTATAGCCATGAGACATAAGAGCATCTGTAATTGAACGCTGGTTAAGCATCTTAGCATGGTCATTAAACAAGTCAAGAAGGTCATCTCTGTCGTCAAACTCAAACAATGGGTTGGTGGAGGTGAGGAGTGCTTCAGCCAGATTTAAAATTTTATTATAACGAACATACAAGAAATTATAATGTTCATCTTTAGAGTCAAGCGTCTCAATTATCTTTTTAAGATGAAATCTAATATATTTAATTGCGTCTGGTACGTTAGAATCCCAGTCCAAAGTATCTACAAAACGAGACATTTCTGCATCGTTTAGGTCCATAGCACCGGGGTCAGTCGGAACAGATGGGTTAATGCAGGCTACTGTGAAGAGAAGCTCATCGAAATGTCTAAAACCGTCTTCACCTGGACCGTCTACTACGTGCTCATTAATAAGCGAAAGAAGAACTGCACGAAGTTTAGACGGTGCTCTATTAAACTCATCTAAGAATAATACTGAATTTTTTCTATCGAGCGCATCCAAAGACTTAGAATACGAACGAACTACTCGTTGTACTTTACCAAGTTCTTCATCTTCTTCTTCGACATTTACAGGGAAGCCGTTAAGAATTGCGCCAAGGTCATCATTCTTAGCATTAAGGTAGAAAAGATTTACTCCTCTATCTTTTGCCCACTGTTTAGTAATACCTGTCTTACCTGAGCCAGGTAATCCACAAACAAGAAGGTCTACACCATCATGTGTGCCCATATGATGACCAACCATGGCATTGGATAGACAATCATCAAGTTTATCAGTAAGTTCACTTTGTACATCAAGAGGAGCCCAAGCAGCAGCATCAAAGCCTTTTGCAGCAGTCTTTAGCTCGGTAGCAATTTTTTGTGCTTTCGCATCTGAGTAAGTCTCTTTACCATCAGAAGCTTCCTCTGCAGCGTCTTGAACTGCATCAGCAATCTCACTAACAGACGCATCTAAAATGTCATCAATTGCAATATCTTCATCTGCAGTATCTTCCGCTTCAGTAAGAGACTCATTTTTAAATTCACTAGTTATATCATGAATGGTAACATTTTTAAATGTTGCAAGCTCTGGACAGTTGGCTTGGCAATCTTCATCTGTATACACAACAATATCTTCTCCGGCTTTAGCAGCTTTTAGCGGCTCAGCAAATTTAAGATCATCAAAATAATAAATGTCTGTGCAGCCGTCTGCATTAGCTTTTGCAGTAAGCTTATCTTTGACTGATGCTAAACTGCCAGATTGATCGATATAAGCTTTTTTTACCGACTCTGTAATAATTTTATTTATTTTCACGGGTATTTCCTCCTAATTAATCTCTTCTCATCCAAGTGTGAAGTTCTTCAAGTTCTTCTTTGGTGTAGCTTTCAGTAGCTTTTTCCCAGCTGCCTGTAGTGTCTTCTGTTAAAGTCTCATTTAAAGCTTCATTTAAAGTCTTAGCACTTATTGCACAAACACCGAATTCTGTTCCAGCCAAGAAGTATCCATTAGGATCCGCATTACGCTTAACTACTCTCGGATTACTGACATTCGCAGGAATTCTATTTGCTGCAATCATCTTATCTAAGAAATCTTGAGCATCGTTTTGATCATCAAAATAACAAGTGCAGTCTGTATAACCATTGCCGCTGCTGAAGAAAACCTTATTAGTATTTCCGGTAGCACCAGAAGCGCTTAGGGGCTTAATAAATACATTTGGAGTGTTCTTAGACTGTGGGTTATCTCCGACAATTCTAAAAATAAACGTTCCACCCGCAGTAACTTTCTGACCAGGAACTCCAGCGCTCACACCATCAAGAGCGCGCAAGTCTCTTACATTACCTGACTGTGCGCCAGAAGACTTATAACCGTTTTGTGGCGCTTGGGCTGTTGTTGTATTGCTGCCTCCAGCTGAAGCACTTGAAGCGCTTCTTGAAGCTCTTGCAGGCTTATCCTGAACAGCCGAAATATATCTACCATACTTATATACGGCCTCTCCTAGTTTAGTCTTTTTAAATTCTTCAATTTCATAAGGTGTTTTAAGAGTATCATCCCAGTATAGTCCAAGTAACTCTGCCATATAAACAATAGCTTTAGCGAAGCCCTCAGCTTTAAAACGTGCTTCACCTCGACTGACCGGTGCATAATAGTGCAAGGTATTAAGCTCGCTATCAATATCTGTAAAGTCTCTGTTTACAAGCTCATCACAAACTTTTTTAGCACTGTCTAAATATTGGCTGCGCTGAAAGTTATAAGGAAGGTCTTCATTAGGGTCCTTACTTCTTAAGCCACCCGCTATTAATATATAACGCATTTGCCTTCTAGCTTTTGCTTCGGCTTCTGGCGTTGTAAAAATCTTAGGCATTAAAAGTTAATCTCCTTTATTTTAATTTTTTTAATCAATTAATTTAGCAAATTAAAACAGCTTAACCACTTTAATTTATCAATCAATACTAATAATTCCATTACATTTTGGATATTTGGAGCAGCCATAGAAAAGCTTACCAAAGCGACTACGACGTACAATCATCGGGCTCTCGCATTTTGGACAAAGTTTTTCTTCGACCTCATCTGCTAAGCCCGTTTCTTGATTAGCCTCAATAGTTTCAATTAAATCTTTATAAAAGCTATTCATGTACTCAAGCCAATTAAGCTCACCAGAAGCAATTTTATCTAACTGTTCTTCCATAGATCTAGTATAATTTAAGTTAATTAGTTTTGGAAAAGCTCGTTTACAATATGCAGCTAATTGAAGTCCTCTACTTGTTGGTACTATTTGTCTATCTTCTAAGTCTGCATAGCCTCTAGTTGGACTTAAGATAGTTTCTACTATTGTCGAAAATGTACTGGGGCGACCCACATTAAGGCGCTGAAGCTCTTTTACTAAAGAAGCTTCCGTAAAGCGTGCAGGAGGTGTGGTTTCTCGAGCAACTTCTTCGAGTTTAGTGTTTTCTAATACTTCACCGACTTTAAAAGTTTCTGTAATAACTTCATCAGCATCGTCTCTGTAGGAATAAATCGTTCTAAAGCCAGGTTCTACTAATACTTTTTCAACCAGCACAAACTTATGGTCGTTATTGTTTATAGTATTAGTTGTTTCAGAATATATTGCATTTGGCATAACGGAAGCAATCGTTCTTTGCCATATTAGAGTATATACTTTTACGGCCAAGTTATTTGTTTCTTTTTGTGCGAAGATTTCCGGTGTCAAGGCAGGGTCGGTAATACGTAAGCACTCGTGACCATTTTGAGTAATAGCACCAATAGCCTTTTTCGCTCTTAAGCCTTTATATTTTGTTTTGCCGTAGGCAGACTCTACATAAGCTTTGAGATCTTCTAAAAACTCTGGTGACATATCAGTGTCGTCTGTGCGCATATACGAAATTTTTCCTGCCTCATAAAGTTTTTGCGCAATACTCATTGCATCTTTTACTTTTAGCCCAAGCCTTGATGAAGCTTCTTGCTGGAAAGTTGCTGTACAAAAAGGTGGCTTTGGACTTTCATTTCGTTTTGTTTGAGAAACGTCTTCTATTATATAATTATCATGTTGGCAATTATACTGTATTGTTTTTATTTCTAAGACATCTTTAATCTTATCATATTTTTCATTTTTATAACCAATGTACTTAGCTTTAAAATCTTTACTGTTTTTAGTAAAATTCAAATAAAGGTTAAAATATTTTTCAGGTATAAAATCTAGTATTTCATTCTCTCTGTCTGCCACTAGCATAAGTCCGACAGATTGACAACGCCCTACTGATTTTGCCCCGATATGCTTTTTAGCTTCAGGGCTCAGCGAGAAGCCAAGCAGCTTATCTGTACACTGCCTTGCTTTTTCTGCGTCTACCATTGCCATATCAAATTCAACTGGGTGTTCAAGCGCATATAAAACAGCTTTCGGTGTAATTTCGTGCATTACCATTCTAGCTGCTTTATTTCGTGGTATTTTAGCGTATTCAAGTAAACTCCATGAAATAAAACTTCCCGCGCGATCATTGTCAGCAGCGACGTAAACTTTTTCTGCCCAATTTACTTGTGTTTTTATTTCATCAACAACTTTATGCTTATCTTCAGCGATTTTTAAATTCATTCTAAAGTTGTCGTCTGGGTATATTCCTGAATTAAAGGCTTTTCTGTTGCCATCGGCTAAAGTTAGTATGTGGCCAATACTAGCTATTACCCTGGCATTAGTATATCCTGCATCTTTAAGTATTTTAGTAATTACTTTTGCCTTATGCGGTGACTCTGTTATTACTAGTATTTTATTAGTTTTGTCCATCACTGCTTTCATCCTTATTTAATACCTGAGCCTCGAGAAGCTGTCTAATTAGAGCTGAGATACTAAGTGAGCGCTTAAAAGCTTCCACTCTTAGAGCTTCTCTTAATTCATCAGATATTTCAAGGCTTATCATCTTTTTAGCCATAATAGCCTCCATTATTTTTTACTAACTCTTTGTACAAAGTTTTTAAATTCTGCTTTTTGGTGTAGAGCTTCTGCCTTACCCGCATTAAGAACGGCTCTATTTGCAGACCTCTTAGCTTTAGCACGTTTAGCGGTTTCTTCCTCAGGCTCTATGATAGCATTACGACCATTGATAACACCTTCAGTAAACTTTAGTTGCTTGAAGTATTTCTTAGCTTCTTCATCAGAAGAAATAGTTTCACTTAATGCCGCCATTCTTGTAGGTAAAAATGTATTCTTGTAAAAAGGAATAATGTCTACTAAATCATCTTCTTCGATCTTGCCGTCTTCTTCTACGTCAGAAACAAGACCAAGTTCACTAGGGAGCACTCCATCAAGAACTTGTGCTTGCTGATCAAACATACTTGCAGCAATACCAATAAGTTTATTATCTTCATACTCAAACTTGTCGTTGTAATAAACTACTGTAATTTCTTCTGGTCTACCAATTACAATCTCTTTGCCCGGCATAGAAGCGCAGGTCTCTATAACAATATTAAGACCCTTTTTCTTCGTAATAATAGGATTAATAAACGTCTTAATCTGATCATTAAAACGTAGGCAGAAAATACGCTTACTAATACCAATTTGCGGGGCAGACAGTGCTAGAAGCTCTGGATTTGCCTCCATAACTTCCTTAATCTTTTTGATAATCTCTTCACCTTCCTCAGTCTTAGCGCCTTGCTCGGTTAGAAAAGTAAGAGGCTCAGAGGGAATAGATAGGGTATCAATATCATAAATAATCGATTCCATTTTTAAATCTCGCTTTCTGTTATATATTAAATTTAGCAAATAGTAAATTATTAATTTATTAAATTATTAATTTAATGGTTTTTTGAAAGGCGAGCTTTTATTACTCGCCTGCCTTTCTAAGTGCTTTTAGAGCAGTCTTAAAATGAATGAGCGCATCAGAATTTTCTTCTTTAATAGAGTCAATATCTGCTCCAAGCTTTTTAAGTTCTTCTAAGATTGCTTTATGTTGTTTTATATAGCATGTTTTCTTAGACTTGCGATTGGGCAGGTCTAAAAGATACATGATATAAGTTAGCCTATAATAATTAGTTTCAAGGTTAGCCACATTATCAAGAGCTTCTTGCATTTGTTCTTGTGTTATGTGACCGTCTTTAAGTGCTTCTTCAAAGTCGGCTAAATTTTGTTTTTCTTCAAGATACTGCGCGAGCATATTAAAGAAATACTGCTGTACGTCTTTCTTTGCCATAATATCTCCTTAAGCATTTTCAAAGTATTGCTGCACAGCAGGAAAAGCTTGCCACGCTTCATACTCTGTTATTTCTTCTATTGAGTTAATTTCTTTTCTAAAATCATTTATAAACTTATCAATTTCTTTGCAGATACCTGCTTCTTTGTAATCCATCTTTTTATAGGTAACTGCAAAGTCATTTATTAAAACTTCAATATCCGGGCAAACGGGGCCGAACTTAATAATAGAAGTTTTACCCATAATTGTTTTTAAGATAATGTAATAATCATCTAATTTTACATTAGTGCATCTCAAAGCAGTATTGCCGATATCTACCACATCAATTGAGTCATTAAAAGTTCGTTGAGCTGAGTACTCAAAAATCATTATACGTCTCCAATCTTAAGGTAGTATTCATCCTTTTGAAAATCCGCAATCAAAAATAGTAAGTACTTATTATTCTCCTCTTCAAGCTCAAAGTAGTTTGCAATTTTAACAGTTGCATCATTAGTATTTGTACCAAAAGTAGGATACTCAGTATCAATCGCATTTTTGCTAAGTTTAGTGTACATCTTGGCATACTCATCACTATTTTCTATTGGAATAATATAAAACTTATTTTCATATCTACCAGTACTCTCAATCTCAAGTCGCGCTAAAATATTTTTTATGTCGTTTTTAACCATTATCTTCCTCTTCTTCTACAATAAAATCAGTCGTATCTATATCGGACTCGATTGGTGCTACCTGAACTTTGTTGATACTATCAAGTATACCGAGCACCGCATTTTTAACTCTTTCTCGCGAATCTCTGTTAAGATTATTTCCAACGTTGACCTCTGTCTGGTTAATTTGAATAAGCTGTGGAATTTCCTCAATTGTTTCTGCTTGCTTCAAATTCTTTTCCATTAAATCCTGGACAACCTTCATACCATCAAGCATTTCTTTATTTGAAATCTCGTCAGGTCTCTGAGATATGCGCTGATAGAATTGATCTGTAAGCATATCCTGCACATCACTTAGCTTACTCACACGAGCCAACTGCTTCTTCCGCTGAATGTCATTAAACTGCTGCTCTATAGCTTGCATCTTTTGTCGGTCTCGCTCAAAAGTAAGCTCCCCAACTAATCTTTGGGACTCTGCGGTCAAGTTAGCCCGTATTTCAGCTAGGTTTGTTTCAGGGATTGGCGCCAAAGAAGTCTCTTCAGAAATGGTTTCATTTTCCTGGTTTTGATTATCTTTGGTTTTTTCTAACATTAAAGCACCTCTTCACACATTGCTAATAACTTATCCGAAAAAGTTTGTTCCAATAGAAGTTCGAGTGGGTCGATCTGAGAATCAAGGGCTCTTTTAATTGCTGTTTTTAGTTCTTTCCCCGGAACAAATTTACATTGCATGTCTACTAGATTTACGCTCAGACTACCGATACCTATACTAACAGTAGTCTGAGTTTCGCCTTTTACCTTA